ATGCGCATACAAATGAACGCGATGGTGGCAAGCAGCAATTTCATGCCAAATGACGTCGCAATAATGTTTTCCATCACGTTTTCCTTTCTGCTTTCAGGTTCGCGGCCTTCAGTGCCAGGCGGTAATGCAGGTGCTTGTAAATCCAGTTGACGATGAAGGTGCCAATGGCGACCACGGCAGAAAGCATTGCCAGCTTTTCGTTTGTCGATAGCCCCACCAGAAAGCCGGACCCCGATGCCGCGTAAGCTGTGATCGTCGTTTTATCCATCTTCAATCCCATAGGTTGACGCCACGCGACGGTGTGACTTTACGGTCTGGCAGGTTGATTGCGGTGCCGTGGGGCAAATGAATGCCCAAACGGGCCAAGCCCGGGTTCGCTTCAAGAATGGCTTCGACCATCGAGCTATCGCCGTAATGGCGAAAGGCAATCAGATCGACGGTGTCGTTTTGTTGGGCACGAACGGTTTTCATCAGATCAGTTCCACAACCGTGCGCTTTCTGGCCATAAGCCGCGAAAGGGCCTCGTTGGATGCCTGAAGCCATCGGTCAGACGTTGCCTCCAGGGCATCGGCGCGATCATGGCCGGATTTTGTGCTGTCATAGTCGCGTGTTGTATCAACCATGAATGATCGTACCCGTGCAGAAATCGCAGTCAGATACAGGTGAACCTTTTCAGGCGTGTCGCCATATGTTGCGCCTGGCACATCGGCAAGGCGGTCGGCCACCTGGTTTGTGCGCCACTGTGACAGAACCGCATTCGTTTCGATCATGGCGTCCCGCGTTGCTGTCGCGATTTGCAAATCGGTAAAAATATCGGTCAGGCCTGTGCGGTTGCGAATGTTATCCAGATCAATGTCGGGAAAAAAACCGTCATTCTCGATCGTGCTGTTATTCGCATTCGGGTTGCTGGATGGAATAAAGCTGCTCATGGTGCTGCCCGCTTAAAGGGGAGGCGGGCGACGGCGAAATAAGGGGCAACAGATAAATCTGTGATCCTTCATTCGCACCGCCGCCGCGCCGGGGGGACCTGGTCAGGCGTCAGCCGTTTTTGTGTCGGCGTCAGCAATCAGTTTTTCGAGTTTTGCGATCTGGGTTTTAACCCCGCATTTCGGATTGAATTGCAGTGCGGTATTAAGGTGGTTTACTGCGTTGGCCGGATCGCTATCCGCCAGCAGGGTGCCAGCGGCCTTATGGGCTTTGGCGCGGACTTCATCGGGCATGTCAAACCCGTTTGTCATCTCGATCGCGTTAAGCAGGGCAGGCAATTGCTCGATCGTGGGGGCGTTGTCCGCGATTTCATCAAGGACGGTGGTCGCGATATTGCGATTAAAGCCCTCGGGCATTGTCATACCGGAATCCAGCGCATAGGCGGCGATTTCAAGCGCACCATCGATGTCGCTTGTATCAAGACGCCACAACATGACGGTGACCAGAATGTCATCCTGTGCGCCAGATTGCGCGGCCATAACGCCGTCAATATAGCTGTCATATTCCGGCAGTAACTCGGCTTTGACGTTTGCCTTTTCGACCTTGCTTTGAATGGCTTTCAGGATCGCCTTGTGGCTGGCGAGAAGGGCGCGGAATTTTGCCGCAATACCGGCCTCTGCCGGGACGGCGGCGGCGCCGCTGGGGGCGACGGCCTGCTTTGCGGCAAGGGTCGTTTCAAAATGTTTGCGTGCCGGGGATTTCATTATGCCCAGCCCCCGGAACCATCGGGCAACAAAATGTTGTCGAGAAGGGCACACGCGCCAAAGTCTTCGACGACATAGGCCTCGTTGACCGAATTGAAGTCTTCAATGCGATCCCGCTTCGGGTTGTCGAAAATCTGGCGACGGCGGCTACCGGTCTGCCAATAGATCGACAGGTTTGACATTTTGGTAATCAGGATTCCCCGCGACGGGAAAAACGGCACGCCCTGCCCCGGTAGGTTGCCGAGTGTTTTGTTTGACATCAGGGTACGCAGCGCGATTTTTTCGGTTGGTTTGTCGTTGGCATTGACCAGGCCGAGATATTTATCAGACAGTAGGGCGCGACCGGTGATGGCAACCAGGCCGCTATCGTCACGGTACCAGGGATCAAGCAGTTCGTTGACTGCATCAAAGACAAAGGCATCCATGTTGTTATAGTCGCCGCCATCGCCAACTTTGATGCCGTCCAACACACGTTCGCCCGCGTCGTTGCGGATGTGCTGAAGCCAGCCGGTATTCACATCCTGAAGCAACGGGTTTGTTGCGATGTCGGTTTCAGGCGCAGCAGTCACGCCATTAAAGCCGATCATCATGCGGTCACGCGCAATCTGTTCGATGACCTTGTTGCGCAGGCGCGGCTGAAAGTCCGGGAATTTGGCCCACATGTCCAAATTCTTGTAGGTGATGTATGTATCAAAGTCGGTTTTTTTGGCGGTGTAGCTGCGCGGCGTAAGGCTACCAACCGGGCGCGGGTTGCGATCCTTGTTCGTGGTATCGGTGCGGCTAGCGACCGGATTATCGATGCCAAGACCAATGATTTCCCCGGACATTTCATCAACAGGGATAATGTTGATTTCCTTCAGGAAGTCCGCCTGTTCCTGAATGCGATCTTCCATTTTCTGTTCAATGGTCGGTTCAACAGAAAATTTGGTGGTGGCATCATCAACACCGTTCAGTTGCGCGATATGCGCGGCATAGGCGTTGAACAAAATACGGGTATTGTTTTTCATCTGAATTCCGTTCTGTTGACAGAAGATTTGAAAGCTGATGATCAGCAGTCGGTCATATTTTCGGATGCCCCACCGGTGCTTTTTGCGCGCCCCGGGCTGGCGGGTTCGTTCGACAGCTTTTCCGTCAGATCGGTAATGACCTGGTTCAACTTGGTGACTTCCACCTGAACGGCCTCAAGATCCTTTGTGTCCGCCTTGTCATTCATCTCGCTCCCCAGTGCCGTGACCTGTTCCGCAATCGCAAGGGTGGATTGTTCGATCTGGCTGAAATTGGCGTCGTCGGCTTTTGCCTTGCCTGCAAGGATCTGCTTTACCCGGGCAAACAGGTCGAGGCCTTTGGCCTTGGGTTCGTCGTCAGCCTCGATCGCGTTGCCCTCGACGGCTTGCGATTTAAGGTTTTCGGGCAGCTTGCCGGAATTCTCGGTCGTGAATTTGATGATTTCCGTACCCAGCGAGGCCGGATTGTCGGTAATCGCGAGGCCCTGGCAATAGGCTTCGCCCGTGCCCGCAAAGTTCGGGTTCATCTCGATCGACCAATAAACTTTCTGGCGTGCCTTGTTGAGTTTGACCAGATCATCAGTCGCATCGATCTGGGCCAGCAAAACGCGGTTGCCCTCTTTGTCATCTTCGGCCTTAAGCGCCAACACGTCGCCGTATGCCGGAAATTCACCCTGGGGGCGCAGGCTCATGATGTGCTCGCAATTAATTCGCGCCCCGTATTTGTCCGGGTCATAGTTTGCGGCCATCTGGTTGATCTGTTCGGGGGAGATTTCGCGGCCATCAATCGTTTTGCCGGAAGTCGCGACACGGAAAAATTTGGTTTTCATCGCTTCAGCTTCTGTTGTCAGGGAACGGCATCAAAGTTCGCCAATGCTGCTGACAAGTGGGGTAAAACATCAAATCCCCGGTGGTTGTTAACGGACAAAACAACCACCCTGCAAATGCTGTAAGGCGCGGTGTCTGTAACCTGCGGGCATGACACACACCGACGCAAGCAGGCGCTTAGAAGCGCGTAACCTTTACCATCAGGCATATAGCGTGGCCGAAATTGCCAAACGGCTGGACGTGCCTTATGGCACCGTCGACGCATGGAAACGGCGCGACAAATGGGACGAAACGTCGCTTGTGGTCAAAATGGAAAGTGCGGTTGATGTCCGGCTTTTACGTCTCATCGCCAAGGAAAACAAAACAGAAACCGACCTGAAGGAAATTGACCAGCTCGGAATCCTGTTGGAACGCGCATCGCGCATCCAGAAATATGAACGCACCGGGAAAGAGGCCGATTTAAACCCCAATATTGAAAATCGTAACGAGGCCAAGAAGCAAAAGGCCAAGGGTAAGCAAAAGAACTATCTGACTGAAGAACAGGTTCAGTTACTGGTCGAGGCCTTCAATAAGGATCTGTTCGGGTATCAGATCGTTTGGAATGCAGCACAAAAATACCGTGTCCGAAATATTCTGAAATCCCGCCAGATCGGGGCAACCTGGTATTTTGCGCGCGAGGCTTTGATTAACGCCATCACAACAGGCGACAATCAGATTTTCCTGTCTGCATCCAAGGCGCAGGCCCACGTTTTCAAACAATATATTATTGATTTCGTGCGTGAAG